ACCACCAGAAGCTGCAGCTTCTAAACCAATCGTACCTGCTGAGTGGTCATATGTCATTACATAGTTGTCTTGTCCAGAACCTACAGATTGATCTGCATCAAATGTAAAGTTTCCTAATAATACATTACCTGTTCCATGTGGTTCAATATCAATATTTCTATTTGTTGTCGAAACAATTTTATGTGTTACTACATCAAGATTGCCTGCGAGAGCAGGAGTTGTATCTTCTGAAAGAGCATTAATAGAAATTGCTTGAACTCTAGCAGTTGTATGATATAAATTAGTTGAACCTTCAGTTATTGTATCTGTAGTACCAATCGTATTGGTAGTCGCAGCCCAACCCATATATCCATGTGCAGAACATTGATAATACAAAACAGAAGGAGCATTTTCTGCTACTACAATTTGTGTATATGCACCAGAATTTCCTGGCGTTCCACTTGATGTAACTCCTGTAGTATATGCAGTATTTTTAGCTGCATCTAGATAAAACCTAAGAGGGTGACCAGAGTTACTTGAATCAGATTGATCAAACTTATAAGTGTTCTTTGGAATTAATTTTAGAAATGGAGAAAATACACCATTAATTTTATATTTGTTACTAGAACCAGTTCCATGATATGGGTGTGCAGCTGTTGAAGTTGCAACTGTTACATATAAGGTTTGAGCAGATGATTCAAACGCTGTTGCATAATGATCTGAAATAGTAACAACATTACTACTTCCATCACGCATATACATTTTTCGGTCATACGTGTTGATAGCAACTTCACCCTCAACCAAATTAGATGTTGTTGGTATGGTTGAGTGGGTATGCGACCTTTTAAGTTTTACATCAATAGCCATTAGGCGTTTCTCCTATGTGACTATTTAGAATGTTCCACCATCAAGGGAACTGGTAAAACCAAGAGTATCAGAACTACCAGTATATAATAAAACTTTATCATCAGTATTACTTGCACCACCATCTAATGCAGTTATAGTATCTAGTGCATTCGCAACTAAAAGAGAACCTTTTGGAATGGTGCTTAATCCTGTACCACCATGATCTACAGTTAACTCATTAGTTACTGTATCAGTGGCTAAATCAACTGAACTGGCTGCCATCATTGCATCTGTAACACCACCAGCTGCAATTTTAGTACCACTACTACTAATTGCAAGTCCACTAGCAATTCCAGCACCATCTAATTTAACTAAAAGTGTTGTTCCAGATTGTTGTAAACCATTACCAGCACTAATATTACCAGCACCAGAAAATTGTGTAAATGCTAATGCTGTTGTTCCTATAGTAATTGTACCATTATTTGTTAAAACAAAACCTTGATCAGCATTATTTCCTTCTTCTACAAACACAAATGCACCAGCAGTAATACCAGCACTACTATCAAAGTCAGATGCTCTTGATGGAGCTCCACTTGCGTTTACTGTGTAGACACCATTTTCTGATTCTGAACCAGTTTGTTGATCTTTGATAAGTATTCTATCTCCAGTTGCAACTGTTACACCACCAACTGTTTGTCCATTTGCAAACGCAGTAGATAGAGTTCCATGTGCAGTTGTAGCAGCTCTTACAGAACCTTTAACATCTAAACCTTGAACCAATCCATCAACATAACTTTTATTAGTAGCGTCACTACCATTCTGTGGAGTTGCAACTTGAGTAATTCTTTTATTAGATGCACTAATTGTTACACCAGTTCCATTTGCGTCTAATACTAAATTTCCAGTTGCAGAAATAGTATTACCATTTATATTAACATTATCAACATCAAGAGTTGATAAAGTTCCTACTTCAGTAATATTATCAAGATTTCCTGTAGTAATTACTGTACCAACATTATTAGTTAATGTGGTGGGTAATGTTATATCAAGATTATTACTAAGAGTAGCTGCACCTTTTAGAGTTATTGCATGACTACTATCATTATCATCAAAGACAATATTACCTGGCGTTTGATTATCAGCACCTTTTAATTTAATAGTGTCTACTTTACTATTTGTATCAGTAACTATTGCTGATGATGCAGTTAATGTTCCAAGTGGATGATCCAACATATTTGTAAAATATTGACCACCAATAACTGTTTCAGTTGATCCATCACCTATGAATAATCTTTTTCCATTGTTTGCTTGTGTTCCAGCTCCATGTGTATACGCTAATTCACCATCTGCAAGGTTTGATGGTGCTGTAGAAGCTGTAGATTTTTTTATCTGTATTGTAATTGCCATTTTTTATATCCTCTCTAAAAACTTCCAGAATTTAGCGTAATGTCCGCTGTTGTATCTAGTTCATTTCGTGCTGTCCACTTTTGGGTGGTTGAATTATATTGTAGTATTGCACCATTTTGTAATCCTACAGTTGTAACATCAACATTACTAATGTCATTCAAACTAATGGTAGCAGCCGCAGCTGCACCAGCAGATGGGCCTTGAGGGCCTGGAACTGTAACACGAATTACTTGTGGTTGATTTGTAACTATTGCCATCTTTAACTCCTATTATGCCCTTGATACACTAGGATTGACATTTGCAATCCCTTCTACTACTCTTGTTTTTGTTCCCCCAGGCAAAGTCAAATTAACATCATAAACATATTTACCAGATTCAAGTGCAGATGTCTGTGCATCAGTTAACGAAATTGTTACTTGTCCATTTGTTCTTGGCGTTTCAAATGATACATTAAAAGGTACTGAAGTTATTGACTCATACGTTTTTCGTAATTGTGCAATTCCAGAATATCCTGTTAGATCTAAAGCTGTTCCATTTCCATCTGCAACACTTATTGTTGTTGTGAATGTTGTGCCTTGATCTATAAATAAATTTGATATTGTCGCCATAAAACAAAAAGACTCCTTCTTTGTCTATTTATAATGTTTAAACCCTCTATGCAATCGCAAGGAAGATATATCTTGCACCATTTATATTAATTGGACACCCACCATTTTGAGGTAAACTTTGTGTTGCACCATTTGTATATGAGTTTGCCTTCACTGTAAAACCATTTGCAAATGGATCTATAACGTCTTGAGTAGCTGGTTGATCAGTTCTATTTAAATATGTGAAATAATCAGAAGCTCCAGTTCTAATATTAGATTGATAATAACTGGTACTTGCTTGATGTGCATCTCCACTTTCAAATACTATCCACGGCCCTTTATCATCTTCTCTTTTAATTAATATAAATCTTGCATTACCAGAAAATCCACAATTAACATTTACATCACTTGTACCAGTTCCAAGATAATATCCAACTTTACTTACACCAGGCAATGTTGCAAACATTATACACTGATGATAATAAGGATCACTGCCACCATTATTAGCTGCCTTACCACCACCAAGTGTTATATCTGTAGATGATACTGAAAGACCAGCCGAAAAATGACTACCAGATGCATCATCAGCAGATCCAACAGAAATACTTCCATCTCCTACATAATTTGGTGTGTTTGTGTTTGTCATTGAATCATCTGCTCTATATGTTCCAAACCCATTATTATCGCTTGTGTGTGATCCAGTTCCCCTATTAAACATCATTTTCATGGAAGTCCAATCACCAGAACCAGCTGGTGTCATATCTTTATGATAAACTTCCCAACCAGTATTTAAACTACCAAAACTACCAACACCAGTGCTATAATTTGAAAAAACTTGAAACCTTGCCATCTTAAATATTAACATCTCTGGAGCTACACCCAATGCATGAGGTTTTGTCATAGTTGTACCACCCCCACGATAATGAATAATATCCATAAAACCTCTTGCTCTTTTAAACATATGAGCATACATTCTAGAATTTTGATAGTTTGTATTTGTTGGATTAACAACATTCCATGTTTGTGATGTTTGTGGATAAGTCAGACCAAAACCAGAGGACATACTAAAAGGATTAGTTCCTTTGAAGGTTGTATAAGGAAACAAATCACTTTGAACACGATTATCACGAGCGTCTAAAGTTGATGGAGCATATTTACCCCAACCTCTTGTCATAATTCTCATATGATTGTAAGTACTACTATGAATATTCGCATCATTAACTATAACTAAATCTGGTTTGAATAAATTAGGAACTTTGTGATCATTATGTATTGATGTAGATGAAATTGAACCAAAAGTTGCAGCTTGATGACCAATAAGACTAAGAGGACTACCAATACTAAAATTATCGCCAACTATTGGATGACTATCTTTTGCTCTAGAAATAGCATAAACTTGTCTACCTTCGGTTGGAGATAATTCATCTCTACGAATAGCTACGTACAAATACTTAATACCGCCTCGATTCCAATTCCAACTATTATACTGTCCATTAGCATAACCATTTTCTCCAGTTGCACTTGTGCCATTTCCTATTCCTCTTACCTCAAAACCATTTGCCATTGGGTGACCAACATCTGAATGATCGTGATATTTTCCTCTATCAAATATTGGATCACTACCGATTGAGTGAAATCCTTGCAAATTATATTGAAATGTTGCATCATATCCTTCACCTTGAGTCCAATCCCAACCTCTTGTTGTATCAAATATAGTCCATCCACCATCACCATCCATAGCTTTAATTAGTACCCATTGAGGCTCCCAACCCAAATCAACAAATACACCACTATCGTATGGACTAGGCCCATATGAATTTACAACACCAGGCGAAACATAAGACGCTACTCTTTCATGACCTAGATTATTAGTTGTTGCACTTGACCAACCATTTCCAGTATAAGATCCTACTGCAATGTTTCCTGTAGTTCTTTGGTCTGCAAACAAATATGCATAATATTTTACACCAGTATTATTACCAGCTCTTTTTGTAATATAATTAGGGGGTGTATGATTATTTGGATACCCACCAGAAACACCCTCAGCGTGAGAAACAGTAAAATATGTGCTTGTTGGAGTCGCAGTATTATTAATATCTCCACCAAAATTTTTATGAGGATGTGCAGTATCATGATAATTACCCCAATTATTAAAAGAATTATATTCAAATGCACCATATCTATTTAAAAAACCCATTGCATTTGGCATATCTTTATGCCATACTCTTGGATATTCATCAGAAGCAGTAACTTCACTTATCACAATCATTGCAGGCACAGATTGTAAATTATGAGAAATTTGTCTATTAGTAGTTCCATCGCCTGTCCATTCTACAAGATCAAAAAACTTTGGATACGCTTTCATTCCCCAAATACAATATTTTCCACTATCAGAAGATACTGGTGTTTCTGGATGTATTCCAACTTTAGTTCTATCAAAATATCTAATTCCAGAATCATTAAAATAACCATAAAAAGGACTAGGCTGTTGAAAAGTTGCATATGCATTTGAAACTTGGTTAGGTTCATCATTATTATTTGAACCTACACTTCCTGTTTGTTGGTAGTTAGCTCTTATAGTATCTATAACTTGATTATCACAATGTTTTCTTGTTTGTTGATTAGTGACTGAAGTAACATCAATAGTTTTTTCTCTTTTAATATTACCTAAAAGATAAAAACCTCTATTAGAATTTGTATTACTCCAAGTATATTCTGAATCTCTTATTGCTATGTACATAACACTCATATCGGCTGCAAAATAAGCTCCACCACCCTGGCCAGGTACAGTTTTAAAACCTTGACTATGAACAACTAATGTGTCATTTGCACCATTACCTAAATGCCAATCAGCTATTTGAGAACCAGCGTGTGTACCTGTTATCGCACCACTAGTACCATTTCTATCCGAACCACCCCAAACTCTTTTTATATGAGATGACTTATCATAACTATCACTGCCCCAATATAATTTTTTATCCAGTAAATTATCACCAGAGTTATGTCCACCTAAGTTTCCACTACTTCTCCAATATGGAAATGTCAGTATTGTTTGAGGACGCCAACCAAGATTTACACTCAAACCACCTGTCTGATCTGAAGCACTAACTCCAAAATTTCCCACTTTAATCATAGAAGATGAACTTGTATCATGACCCCATAGATAAGCTATATACTCTACGTTATTTTCATTTGTATAACCACTACAAAGAACTGGATTAGTATTTGTACTATGACCTACTGTAAAATTTGTAGTAGTAGGGGGTTTAGCATTAGTTCCATCCCCCATATTATATTTAAGGTCAAATGTTAAAGTATTATAAGATAAACTATTATTCGATCCTAAGTTGTTTTGTGTGCCAGTAGTTGAATCAAACCATTCTCCAATTTGATTGTTACCAAGAGTTGTATTGTTAATTCCGCCTTCAAATTGTGGATATAATACATATCTTAAACTGGTAAGTTGACCATTCGCTGATGGATCAATAACAAAAAGAGTATCATAACGTAAACCAGATGTGTATGTTCCTAATCTTTTAATTATCATTAATCCTGGCTGACATTGTAGACCATGTGATATTTGACGATCTAAAGTTCCATCGCCTGTCCATTTGACTACATCAAAAAACTTAGGTTTTGCTCTAAAAGTATAACCTAAATATGTTTGACCATCTGTATTTAAACAATTAGTTGCTTGTGCTTGTCCATATCCCCATTTATAACCACTTGTTGTATATTGAAAAAAATTAGAGTTCCCTTCTAATGTTGTTTCTTCTGGATAATTATTACCTGGCCCGCCATTTGTAAAGAAAACTTTTGAATTTCCTCTTTCTGAATCTAGAAACATAGGAGAAGTTTCCATGTGTCTATTACTATTAGTACCTTGTTGTTTTTGTTCTCCATAACCTTTAATAAAAGTCATAGTTTTATTATTAACCATATCAATACCATTGACAATCTCTTGTCCATATGGTGATTGACCTGTCCACATATCTACAGAATAATAATCATCAATATCAGTAGATGGTGTTCCAGATAAATCAACTCCTGTATCTATTTCTCCTACAGATTGTGGACTTCTAACCTCTCCATAACTACCAGTAGTACCACCAAATTGATAAGTAGAAATGTTAAAAAGACCAGTACTGTTACCACCTTCTCCTAAAGGACTACCTTGACCAGTTTGAGAAACACCAGATGTTGGAAATATTTTTTTCGATTGACTCACTACTTCAGATCCTGTCCTAATTTAAATGAATATACTGTCGAACCACCATCATGTGTATAAAATCCAAATAAATCATGAGCTCCTAAAGTATTTGTAATAGTAGGTGCATTTGAACTACCACCAGCCCAATAAAATTCATGATCTGTGGTTGGATTAGAAACCCAACTTATTGTTTGTAAAGTTCCAGATGCTGGTTGTTTTAATTTCAAGGTAAAGAAAAATGCAGTTCCATCTCCAGTGTTTGGAGTATTATCTGGTGCAGGCACATTTGTTAAATCTATACTTGTTACTGAATCACCACTTGCATTTCCACCAAAATTGTGATAGAAGTTATTTCCATTACTAAAATCTAAAGTAAGAACTCCACTATTAAAAGTTGCAGCTTGAAAATTTTCTACGATACCACCACTTCCTTTTAAATCATTTGCAAAATCAAATGCAGTTGATAATGCAAGTTTTGCTGGTGTTACAGCAGTATCTTGTATTTCGGCAGTTGTAATTGCATTTGCAGCTACATCTTCTGCAACAATAACATTTGCACCGATTGCTCTTGAGTTAATTTTTCTAATAGGCATTTTCTATTATCCTGTTTTTATCTATTTATTTCTTCTATTCATCTACAAAAGCAAGAAATATTCTTCTTGTTTGGTGTGTTGAATTGTAAGTTCCTTCATTAAATTGTCCTGTTCTTACAACAGTAAATCCACCAGCAGGCCCACCATAAGTAGGATGTGGTCTTATAGTTTCATGACTTATATTATTAGTATTACCAGTTTCTTCATATTGAGTATTATTCCTAAAATGATCAAATCGTTGAAGTCTAGTTAAATATCCACCATTACCATCATTTGCAGATGCACTATAATTACCACCACCATATATTGAACCAGATGATTTTGTCCAAAGATAAGGAAAACCATGCTGATCCCATCTCCAAACCATAACAAATTGTGGTTGTTTATTTCCAAATCCACAATCTACATCATTATGACCAGTATGGCCAGGAATGCTAGCCCAATTAGGATCTATCATATCAAAGTAACCTACTTTACTAATTCCAGGCAGAGTTGCGAAAAGATACACAATATAAGGTTTTGGTATACCACTACTGCCACTTCCACCAGCTGTATGATTAAGAGCAGTTTGATAAGATGTATTTCCTAAGTATATGTATTTTTCTGGTTCTGGGCCTCCAGTTAAGGTATCATAAGAAGGTAAATATTGATCATTTCCCATATCTGATGTTGGCCAAGTGTTATTCGTGTTGGTCAAATTATTTTGATAGTTACTCATTAACATATTTGAATTACCACCAGTATTTCTGTGAGAAAGATACTCTGGTAAAACTTTATAATCTTTATGCCATAAATACCACGGCGAGGTATGTGCAGTAATACCATTAGCTTGATATGTGTTATAAGTTTGCCACATTTCATTTGATAGAGGTTTAATAATAATTAATTCTGGTTTTACACCTAAGTTATGAGCTAATGCTCTGCCTGGAGCTGACGAATAAGTTTGACCATCACCTATGTAGATAAAAGAGTCATAAAAACCTTTTCCTCTTTTTAAAAGAAAATTTACCCAATTTTTTGAAGTATCACCAGCCGAAGAATTTGCATCAAGTTCAACTAACTGATCTGGTTCTTTATTTGTTTCATCATTTTGAGCAGATAACAATGAAAAAGGAGATCCACGAAATTCGTATCTAGTAGGCCCATATCCTACTCCATAACCAGAACCTTCCTCTTCGTTCCTAACTGGTCTTAAACTTCTACTAGATCTTAGTCTATCAAAAATATGTGTTGCTGCATTATAAGTAGATCCAACTGTATCTCTTGGTACTCTCCACCAAGTATCAGAACTTCTTAATCTTTGATTAACATTTGCAGGCCAAGGTGATGACCAAGCACTATCAGCAGACGATTTAAAAACTTGAGCGATTGAAGTTGGTTGAGGCATTGATTTTTTTATTGCTAACCAACATACAGTATATGTGTGTTGAGTATCTCTACCCTTTAATACAGAATTTTGATCAAAATGGTTTGTGCCTCCAATTTTAAATCCTCTTGGATAAATTATTAAGTTATTACAACTTCTAGCTTGATTTCCTATATCATAACCAGTATGATCTCCAAATGAGAAAAATGGATCATTGAAATGGTCAGTACCAACTGCTCCAGATGGTGGATTTGCTATTTCTGTGTGTCTATGCCATGCACCATTCATACCACCAAGTTCATTATCAAAAAAATAAAATTGAGAAAAATATTGAGTAAACTGATTAGTTAGAGATCCAGTGGTCAGATCTATGGGTCTATTGATTGCTCTTACCATTAAAAAAGATGGTTCAAATCCAATATCAATGTAGTTATCATTAGAATCACCCATACCAAGGCCTGCTCCACTATTACCATATGGATTAGTAGCAGTAGAAGTAGCATTTCCATAATAATAATAACCAGTTCTTATAATACTGTCTGTAGATGTATCATTTGCCCATAAGTAAGCAACATACTTTCTACCAGAGGTATTTGTATGTGCATGACCTACTCTAAATTTATATGCATCTGGTAAACTTGTTCCCCATATATTATTAAAGGTAGCTAAACCATTATAATTAAAAGTTCCAGTATTATTCCAACCACCAACAAAATTAAGTGCAGAGTTAACAGAATCAGTTTGATTACCATTAAAACTAGTATTGCCATAGTCTGAAAATCTACATGGAACAAAAGCAGGATTTGCTGAAGTAGATGTTCCTGTGGCTTGTACTTCTCTATCAAAAATTATCATAAAACCTGGCGTTACACCTAATCCATGCTCAAGTTCTTGATTAGTTGTTCCATCGCCAGTATATGTTATAACATCAAAAAACTTTTCGGCACGTCTAAAGGTGAGTGAATGAAAAGATGGTCTATTAGTTGCAGTTACATTACTTACATCTACACTAAGTTGTGATCTATTTACTTGCGGCCATGTTCCTAACTGATATCCATTGGTATAGAATTGTTTTATTGCTTCGTTATTAGAAATTTCAGTATTTGAACCAGATGCATAAGTAAAGCCTGGATTGTTTGTAGCACTTCCAGTTGTTGGATAATAAGTACTGGTAAGGCCTGGTAAAGGAAAAGCTCTATCTCCACCTCTTTCTGTGTCAATAAATGACCAAACACCCATGCTAGAATTAATTGATTGTGTTGCAGTATATTCACTCCAAGCATCCATAAGTTTAGTAATAACTAAACCACCATTATCTAATAAATTTACATTATTGTGTATGTCTAAAGCTGTATTGTTAGTTGATCTGTATGTAAAAGATGAAAATACTTCACCACTTTCACCAGATGTTGATAAAGGGGCAATACCACCAGAACCACCTTTTGAAAATTTTCTCCATATACTCATATCTATCCAGCTGCATCTATTGATCTAATACCATAATAGGTTACCCCACCATCTGTAGTGAAAAATTGTAAAATATCTGTTTCTCCATTTGCTGGAGTTGTCGGTGTATTTCCACCTTCCCATTTTATGGCACCATTTGTTGTATTATCTGCTTGTTTAAAAACATAGGTCACAGTATGAGCACCACCAGCGGTAAGTTTTAACGTAAATCCCTGTGCAGTTCCACTTGCTGGTGGATTGTTTATTGTGAGTGTAGTAGTACCACTTGTTGTTAAATCAAAAACATTTCCAGTTCTCATATCTAATGTAGGAGTTGTTCCAGATAATGTTTGTTTAGTTTCGTGATATCTTCCAGACTTTATAATTCCAGTAAAATTGTAATCATTTGCAAGATTAACCTCTGAACTACCAACAGCATCAGCTGCAATTTCAGAAGAACCTACTGCGTTTGTAGCAATCTTTGCAGAAGTAATTGCATCATCATCTATATCTAAAAGCATTGTTGGTGTTTGTCCTATAAATGGCATTTTACTTTCCTAACTAGGTTTGGTTGGCCAATCTGAAGATTCTAAATTAGGCCAGTTTTTGTGTGTCGGTAAATCTCTTAAAGCTTTTCTATATGTTTTCATATCAGATGACATAGTAACATCTGAATTTGCTGTCCAATCAGTTTCTTGTAACAACTGATTTCTTCTATCTCTGTTTGTAATCTCTAATAATGCATTTGTTTCTTCTTCTGAAGGAGATTTATGAATATCATAAGTTGTAGTTCCTATAAGATAAGATTTTGCATCATCTTCAATTTCAATTATTTTATTATTATGTATTATAGTTTGAACCATACTAATCTCTCCTTAATATTCTAATATCGCCTGACATATTTTGTGTAGAAAGGAATAATCTTACTTTATCTACATTAGTACCAAGAGTTCCATTAACAGTTAAATAAGTTGTTTGAACTGTATAAGTTCCAGCTGCATAATTGTGATACATACCCCACATCGCTGGATGACTAGTTCTAGTTAAGGAGTTATTTGTTGTATTATGTTGAAAATACTGCCAAGTTCCATGAACACCATATGGCCCCTCACCACTTGTCGAGTTAAGAGTACCTATTGGATCACTTGTTGGATTTGTAAGTATTCCTGTGGTACTCGCACCACCTTGTGATCCTTGATATAGAGCAGCCTGTCCACTTCTTCCTATTCTACTATAAATAGTATTAATATTAAAAGTACTGTTATTAACATCACTAAATTCACAAGCAAAATAAGTAGCAGAACTAGTAGTAGCATTTGCAGAATATATATCTGCTTCAATTACATATCTTTTATTTGGAACTACATCAAAAACTAATTCTGTTGCATTACTTAAAGGATTACCATTTGCTTCTGTAAATTCTGAAACAATTGCCCAATTTTTAAGAACTGATGGCGAGGCCCAAGTTAATCCCCCAGTATTTCCAGATTGTGCAGTTAAAACATAATCATTTACTGGTGCATTACTTACTTGTAACTTTGCTTCGTTTATTGCTTGATCTGCAATTTTTCCTTGTTCAACCGCTAAATTATTAATTTTATTTGTAGTAACTGCATCATTAGCTAATTTTGCATCTGTAACTGCACTACCATTTATTTTATCAGTAGTGATTGCATTATCTACAATTTCAGTAGAATTAACTGCATTGTTTGACAGTTTTGCATTAGTGACAGCATCATCTGCAATTTTATTTGTAGATACTGCATTATCTTTTATTAGATTTACTGGTTGTTTTCCTAAGTAAGGCATTTTAATTTCCTATGAAAGAGTAGGCCAATCTTCTTCTTTTAAATCAGGCCAATTTTTATGTGTCGGTAAATCTCTCAAAGCTTGTCTATAAGTTTTTACTTTATCACTCATAGTTACATCAGATAAACCATAATAATCAGTTTTTTCTAATGTTCTATTTCTTCTACTTCTATTTTCAGCTGCAATATTATCAGATTTTGCTTTATTCCAAGCATCATCTTGAGATTTTTTTGTTACTGTTTTTCCATCACCATCTTTATATGCTTTATGTCTATCTGCAACTAACCATTTTTTTACCCATTGGTTTTGTTCATTTTTTTCTATTCCATCTTGCACAAGAATTTTTAGATCTGAAGTGATAGCAGGAATTTCTCCTTGATGCAATAATTCCCAACCAAAACTTTTCGCAATATCCTCTGATGGAGTTGATGGAAAACTTGTATTTGGATTTGCAGACACAATGTCTGACCAACTTCCTACCTTTTTAGTCGTTTCATTGTAATATTCTGACATTTTTAATTTCTCCTAATTTTATTCTATTTATACTGCATCCCATTCCATTCTGGATTGAGGCATATTTCCACAAACAGTTCTTACGTGTCTAGTATGTCCAGATAAAGTATTATTTGCTTGTGAAGTGTAAAGACCACCACTCCAAGTGACACTTGAATAGTTTGAATTAAAAACAACTTGTAAAATTCTAAACTGAAGAGTTGATGCACTTGGATCTTCATAGTCCAGTATGGCCCATATTTTTCCAGTAGAAGTTACAATCATTTGTTTTATCTGTCTACCATTTGGATTTAAACTAGATGGTGCAACAAAAGGTTCTCCACCTAATAGTGGTGGTGAATTACCATTCGTGTTTATTATTTGTCTTGTTCCTAAATTAATTGTAAGAAATCCAGCATTATTATATCCACTATCTTGTTTTGGTATACAGAGTATTCCGCCTGGAGCAAGACACGCAGCCCAATCTGCGTTTTCACATCCTTCTGCTGTTCCTATTTTTGTATTTTGTCCGTTAATAACATTATTACTAGATGCAACAGCAGACTCACATTGACTAACATAGTGAGTTATATTATTTGAATTAGAATTTTCTCTTATGTGTGATGGCTCAGGCATATAAACATAAGTTCCTTCATTATATGTCGTTACACCATGAAATGCACCTTTATAATACCAAACACATTTTAAACCCTCTTCATTATTTGCACCACCAGAACTTGTTTGTTTTAAATTTAATTCTGCATGATATAGACTATAAAATTGTGGATAACCACCAGATCCATAAGTACTATTACCTTGCAATGCATGAGGCCAATGTCTTAAATTTACATCTCCATAAAAAGGAGTTGTGCTAGATTGCCTTAAATCTTTAGGTAAAGCACCAAATCTATTTGTTCCCTTAGACCAACTACCATTACTACTTGTCACAGGAGAGTTCATTAAAGATGTATTTACTGTAAATTGAGTTGCATCTAATTCTGATCCAGAAAAATACATTTGAGGGCCTTTCATTCCAGCAAAAGGAGAACTATTATCACTGTGTGTATCTGGACTATAGTGAGCTGGATAATTATTGCCTGGTGCATATGAATACTCGTTACCAATAGCTGTTTTACCATTTTGAGTAATGTTTCTCGCTTCTCCAGCAACAAATCCATTTCTTTCATGTCCATTTGGATTATCTGATGTTGCAGAATTTTTTATATCATTAAACATAGTAGTTATAGTTGATCCATTAGTATTTGTATGAACTTGACCTAATTTTCCATAGGTTCTTCCACCATGACCAGTATTATAATCTGCTCTCACAGTAGAATTACTACCACCTGGCCATCTATATCCACGACTTCCTTGATAACCAGCAATTGGTGTATTATATGAATCAGATACTGCAACAGCAGTTATACAAGAGTAACCAGCCCAACCAGTTGAGTCCGCTCCTGCCTCTCTAGAATAATCTCTTCTTGCAACTGCAAAAACACTACATCTTTTATTATCAAACATTAAGTTTACGTGATTCCAGTAATGAGGATAACCACTACCATTTACATAATAAGATCTTCCAGATATTGAATCTTGATTAGTACCAGGCGAACCACCAAAATTTGTTATTAAATTAATCCAATAAAGTTCTGAATAATTTTCTTGGTTGTTATCATTATGTCTACTCACACCTTGATTTGCCCAAGAACCACTATATCCTATTTGAAGTTTATCTCCAGCAGTACCTGTATAAAATCTTACAAGAGCATAATCCAAGTTAGATCCTGAATGTTGGTTTTGTCTGGCAGTAAGTGCAAGATATACTCTTCCATCATCACCAAAAATCATATCAAAAGTTTTATATCGTTCATTTTCTGGAACGGCATCATTATTTGTTGCACTGGCATTTTCACCACCAGCATCAAAAGATAAGTAACCACCAGATTGTTGAACATGATTATCATGTATGATCTGTGTTAAACTATTACCATTTGAATCACTACTTGGATTATTAGCAAAATTTATAGATGTCACATTAGTTCTAGTGTTTGGGTTAATAGCATATATGGTTTCATTTTCTCTAAGATAAATTATATCAGTAGGTACATCTTTTATAAAATTTCTACCATAATCTAACCATCTTGTTCTTGCAATAGAGGTAAAATCTGCGTGTTGTTGTTTTGGGTTAGGCATATTACCTATTGTTGTTTTAATAATTGGCGCTGCTTGATAACCCTGATCAATTACATAACTATTTCCCCAAGTTATACTTCTTGCAAAATGATTATTAGGATCAGCTGCACTAATAAAAAGTTCATGTATTCTAAAACCACCATAAGTGTTTCCCATTGTTTGAGGATTTTCATATCCAGTAATTCCAAACAATCTACCACTTGCAACTTGGACAATTTTTTCTATAGGTTTATCGTTTGGATTTTGTGATTGTGATAGATAACTAGGCCCAGGCCAAGTATTAAGTGCTGTTCCCCCATTGGGATAATAAAGAGGATTACCACCAGCTCCTCCGCCTTGTATTCCCCCAACTCTATTATCTAAATCCATAAATCCTACAGTTTTCTCCTGATATCCTCCAGATGGATTTTGTCCACCATTGTAATAGGCAATCAAAAGACCGCCGTTAACAGAACCAGATGTTACAAAAGATCGGAGCATATTGTTGCCTGAATAGCGATTATTTGAAAAAGATCCAAGATATTGTGGCCAACCAGTATCCTCTGGACACATCCAGACATTACGATTCAAATCAAGTATATAATACATTCCAGGCACATTATTGTTTTTGTTTCCAGGCCTATAAAATACCCTCATAATCCCAAGAGGTTGATTTCCACTGCCTGTAGTATTATAATATGTTCCCCACTGATACGCATTAGGAGCATGACCACCTATTATTCCATAGTTATTAGGCGGTAATGATACTCCAGACATATTAGTAAATGGATTTTCTGGTGCAGATAAAGCTGGAAAATAATCACCAAAATTTTGATTTAAGGCAGGCGATGCATTTGTATTTCCACTATATGCTGTACTATAATATATACTGTTAGGTGAATATGTTCCACCAGCACTTGCTGAATGTGGATAATCAGAATAGTATGGTTCAGATGAATATGCATATCTAAAAGTCAAAGCTTGATCATTACTATGGGGCGCGACAGATGCTCCAAATTGATCAGTTCCATTAGTAACAAAGGATGTTGCAAAGTAAGAACTGCTCATTGTTGTCGTAGTATGATCGGTAGGACTTGTAACCAAATTACCTGTTTTTGCAAAAGGCCCGTAGTTTACACCAGTAGGATTACTAGAACTATTATAAAAACCAGATTTAAATGCATTTACACCAGTTGATGGCCAAGAAGTAACTCTTAGTGTTTGAGTGGGTGATGAATGAGTTGTAACATTACTACCATAATAAGTACCACTTACTGTAGAATACCCTCCAACTGCTATTGAATTTGATGGTGAATGAATACCTATATTATCAATATAAGAGGTCATATTTCCATCATCAGATGGAGCAAATAGATCATAAAAATATCCAGGCTCACCTGTTAATGTCTTAGAATTAAATTTCATCAAAATAGTAGTAAGTTGATGTCCTTCTATATGATTGTATACTGCATCTCTTAAATTGTGTGTGCTTGCTAAATTAGTAGAACTACCAATATAATAACTTCCATCTTCATCTAAATATGGATATGACCAATAGGTAGAAACCAACCCAGTTCCATAATTTCCATGAGATGGAAGAAATATGTTTTGTCCAACACCAGTAGTTTCATTCATAGTATCTGAATAAAAATTAAATGTGTTTTGACCTAATGTCACATTTCCAGTATCAACATTGATTGAATTTAATCTTTGTTGACCGCCTGAACTGGATGTGTGACTTGTTTGTGACATATACAATATTTGATCACCAACCACTTGACCAGCAGCTGCGTTGACCAATTTCATCATATTACTCATAAATAAATTCTCCTATGGTGATGCTGGTGCTTTTATATCTTGTCCGACAGTAAACCCATAGATATTACCACCACTACCTGTAGCACCACTTTTCATAAAAACAAATTGATCTATAGCACCATTAGTTGATGAAAGAGTTGGTTTTTGTCCATTAGGCCAATGAACATTTGTGGGATAAACTACTGAATAATTTGATGATCCTTGTATAATAGTTATTGTCCATAAAAAAGTTTCTGTTGTTGAAGTAGGAACATTAGTAAATATAATGTCAGAATTTTGAGTAAGTGTTATAGTAAAACTGTTAGCATTTGATAAATTCAAACTAAAATCATTTGTTCCAGATGTATAAGAAACAGATTGATGAACATCAACTAAAGGTTGATTTATACTTATAGTTGCACTAGATCCTTCTCCTTGCGTATGAGATACACTAATACCAGTACCAGCAGTAACATTTGACATATAATTACCAGTAGTATGAGTTCCTAATGTTATTGAATCATTTGCTGGTGAATATGCTATGGATGCAGTAGATCCCTCTCCTTGCGTATGTGTTATAGTAAGTCCACTAGAGCCAGGAGCAGGGATAATATCTAACACATAGTTACCAGTGGTATGTGTTCCTAATGTTATTGAATTATTTACAATTTGATCTGCACCGACAGAATCATTTGCAAGTTTATCAATAGTTACACAATCATTTGCAAGATCGGCAGTTACAATTGTTCCATCTGCTATTTTAGCAGAAGTAACTGCACTATCTAATATTTTAATTGTTGTCACAGCATCAGTTGCAAGTTCATTTACTGTAACTGCATTGTTAGCTATATCATCTGCAACTACAATATCCTGTGCAATCTTTGATGATATAACTGCATTATCAGCAATACCACTTGTATTAATTTTTGAAATAGGCATTTACTAAGTCCTCTCCATTACTCCTAAAAATGCATCTATAGCAGTTCCAGTTCCAGCTTGTACTTTTAATATATCTCCTGCTTCTAATACATATTTTTGTCCACCCAATACTTCTAGTGTAGTATTTGCTGGAATACTTACATTTTCTAAAAGTTGAATAGTAGCACCAGTTCCAGCTGCAGTTATTTGTACTATTACTGTAACAGCAGAAGTTGTTTTGTTTGCAAGTGCAAGACCAAGAATTATACCAGCATTACCAGAACCACTTGGTGCAGTATATAATGAATCGTAAGAACCATTACTTACATTTGATTTCATTGCATTTTTAAATGTGTTTGCCATTTTATTTTCCTATTTTATCCTAACGCAATTGCCAGAGCCGCAGCTTCATCATCTGGATCAAAGTTTAATTTAGCTCTAGTAACTGACCCATCTGCAACTGTATTTATTACATTTGTCATAGCAACATCAAGTTGCAATACTTGAATATTATTCGTTCCAGCTGGTGGAGCACTTGTAAATGTAATAGTAGAACCACTTACTGTATATGCATATGAAGATCCATATCTTTGATATACATTATTAACAAAAACCATAAATCTACTTGCAGATGGAGTTCCTATCGGAGTTTTAGTTAAAGTAAACGCAGTTGTTGATCCATTACCATTAAACTCATCTATGTGTGGTGTTATTTCTGGTTGTGTTAATAATTGTTTACCCATATAAACAATAAAAATTCTATGACTATTTCCAGGCGCAGATGTAAAAGTAATACTTGATACACCACCAGCTGAACCAACTGAGTAACCTACATCTGGTTCTAATATAACTCCATTTACACTTACTAATAGAGAAGCTGCAGAATTTACAACATGATCTAAACTATATTGTGTTGTAGTTCCATTACCAGTAAAAAACTGTTTTTCAAATGCACCATAGGAAGGTTGTGATCCGATATATGACATTAAATTCTACCTCACTATAATTGATATCTTACTAATATTACTGCACTATTAGCTGGTGCAGAAGTAAAGGTTAATACATTACCGCTAATTGCATAATCCGTAGTTGGTCGCATCAAACTACCATTAACAAAAACAAAAGCACTATTTGTTGGAATACCAAAATTAGATAACGTAAAAGTAGTATCACTTCCATCTCCAGTAAAAGTATCTAACTGAAAATCTGTTGATCTGCGAACAATTGAACGAACTGCAAGATGTTTAATTTCTATCTCTGCATTATTATCTGGAGCTCCAGTAAATGTTAATGTATTTCCAGAAAGAGTAAAGTTCGTTGTTACTTTTTGTAAGATACCATCAACAAATACTAAAATTGAATTTACATTTGGTGGCGTTTCTGAAAGAGTATATGCAGTTGTTGAACCATCTCCTGTAAATGTATCTGTAGTAAAAGATGTTAAGTTAGGTGCAAGTTCATTTGAACCTACAGAACCAGTTGGTGGCTTCATTGAAAATCCACCTATTCCTCTATGAATAACATAAATTGATGCAGTAACAGGAACACTACCTTGAAAATTTAATATTTTTGGTTCACTAGATGCATTTGTTCTAATAACATATGCAACATCTGGTTGTTGAATAACATTATCCAAAACAACCATAAGATTTTCTGGATTAGCGCCAGGAACTTCATTAGATAGTTCATATGAATTTGCATGACCATTTATCGTAGAAAGATTTGATCCATTAAAATCCTCTTTTATAAAGTTTGGTGAAACTCTATTTACAAATGGAACTCCAATGTAAGAACTATCTGACATTATGAAACGCCCTCTAGAATTGATGCAACTACATCTACTGTATTGGCTGTCGCATAAACTTGTATTTTATCATCTGCGTTTAAGACTATCTTTTGTCCAGAAACAACTTTTAATGTTGATCCTACTGGTACTGGTGCGCCTTTTATAACATGATATGAAGTTGATGCTGAATTATCTCTTATAAGAACTGTAACATTAACTGCACTATTACCTGTATTTGCAATATCAAGTTCTACTAAGATAGAATTAACACCACTACCACTTACAGATGAAGTATACACATCAGTAGGAGATCCACTATTAATACTTACGTTTGTTGCAAAAGCGTTTTTAAAATTATTTGCCATAGTCTTTCGTTCCTTTTATCCTATTTATATTCACTAACCAAGTGCAACCGCCATTGCAATTGCAAATCCTTGATCTGCAACACCAGCACCACTTATGTTTCCATTTACTGTTAAATCACCACTTATTGTTACATTATTAGGAAGTCCTATTGTTAAAGTATCAGTTGCAGAAACAGTTGCTTCTATTTCATTTGCAGTTCCATTTATTGTCAAGGTATTACCAGCTTGAAGTGCTTGTGTGTTTGACCCATCTGAAAGAGTAATTCCAGAATTTAGTTGTGTTAATGCCTCAATAATATCTGTAGGATTATTACCACCTACATTTGGAAGATTACCAATATCACCTACATCAGTTGCAAGTTGATTAAATTCTACTCTCCACTCTTCAAAGGTAAACGAGGCTGGTGCGTTACGATCTGCCATTATTCTCTATCCACTAGTTTTAATATGAGAGATTTGATTTCATGCATTTCACTTTTTAATGTATTAATTTCTCTTACTGCATCTCTCAGTTGATCTTTTTCCATTTTCTTTTTCTTCATAGTTTCCATGTATGTATGATATGATGAACGACTTGTATTAATGATTGCACCACTAGATGTTTCTCTTACAAGTTCTCCATATCCTTCTACTTTAATTTTATCCATTTTACAATGCCAATGCTAATACTCTTAGGTTTTTAATTCTTGGTACGAAAACACTATTAGATGATTTCATTTCTATCTTAATAGCTGCAGATGAAAAAGAATTTAAATCATTAATAGTAAATTCTCTTTCTTTAAATAAGTTTGGATTGTCATCAGAAGAATCCAAATTATCTATTGTTGCAAGTCTATAAGGTATTTTGTCAAAATCTCTTGTATCACCTTCTTCAACAATCTTATAGTAAACATTTATTGTTGATGAACTTGGTTTGTTTGCATCAAATAATACTTTTAGTGCAGTTGCTGGATTATCTAAACTAAATCTTTTTGTCATATAGTTAGATGCATTTGATGTTCCAGTTGGTGCAATACCATCAAGATATCTTTCATGTTGAGTAATAGTAGTAGATGTATTAGAAGAATCTGCCGCAGTAGCAGGAGAAACATTAAATGAAGAACCATCATCTGCAACACTAGTAACAGTAAAGGTATTGCCATCATTATTACCACCAGATATGGTTATTTCTTTACCTATGTCCAAAGTTTTAATTTCATCTCTAATAGTACCAGATGAACCAACAGATATTGTACCAGTAGCATCCATAGTAATAGCAGTTGATGCACTTAGAGCTCTATCATCTAAATCAGTATCATTAAATGTTGACCTAGTATAATTAGAAATCTTATTAGATGTTAAACATAGTGATATTCTTTCACTATCTAATACAGGTGTTAAAAATGAACTAGTAGATTTCATTGAAGCAACAACATTTGCAGAAGTTCCAGCAACAAGACTTGAGTTTCCAGTTCTACCACCACTTAAACTATTATTTTGATTGACCTCTGAAGCAACTATTTCTCTTGATGGTGGATAATAACTTCTATTTTCTGGTATAGATCTAGGACTTTGTTTTGTATAAGATGTATTCATACCTGTCCATTGGTATCCAATAGTTGTGCCAGGAACTTTAATTTCTGATACTGCAAGTTGTACAATATCAGCTGCAAGGTTTCTTGTTGCAACAACGCCATTACCACCACTAAATACAGATTTCAAAGCAGGTTTTCCGCCTGGTATATTAGTTGCAGCTGCATCATCAGTAATAGCAATAATATAACTATCATTATCTGCACTACTAATTGTATGAGTTCCATTTAGTGCATCTGATGTAATACCTTGAGTTGTTGATTCTGCACCATAAAAACCATTTGCAACATTTGAAATTGTAACTTTATCATTTGCTTTCATTCCATGATTTTGATGAAAAACTCTAACTTTTGTATCTAAATCATCATTAGTTCCAGTTCCTGTGTTAGTCTGAAATGGATTAAATTTTAAAGTATCAGCAGGAACTGTAGTATTTACAAATGATGGAGTTCCAGTACCACTTATATCAAAATCAGCACGATATAAAGTAAACTTAACATCACGAGTCTGGTGTGGTGTCCATGTCTGACCATTTTGTGATAAGAATAATGTTCCTGTTAATGGGTTTGCAGATATTAATCTACTATCAGTTAAATTTGTTCCACCAACTTCAGAGAAAAATACTCTTGTTCCAGGCTCATCAACCTTGATTAAGATTGCATAATTTATATCGTCCTTTAGATATACAGGTGATGGAAAAGTAAATCGAGTTGCAGATGAAGCATCATCAGATACATTGATATCATCAATCTCTAATGTTACTTCTGACATTACTTTATTAGATGGAAATCCATCTATTGTATCAGTTATCTGTACTGTTACTGGTCTTGTACCTTTTACACTAAAAAACAAATCTACACTAGTAACAAATGCACCTTCTTGTCCTACATTTAAAAATGTTTGTGCGAGAGGATCATGTCTTTGTGGTGGATCTGGTGGTGGTGGGGGTGGATCAGCAACAAATGCAGATGCGATTGGTCTAGTACTTGTTTGAACTGCACCATATACAGTTCTATTAACTGTTTGTGTTTCTTCTTTATAATCTCTTTGAAAGTGAGCCTTTCTTATGTTAAGAATAGTCTGTTCTCTTTCTTCTGCAATACCAGTTGCATTATATTCTCTTTCACCTTTAGTAGACCATAATCCAAATTCTGTACTATTATTAATATTATCAATTAATCTTAATAATCTTTCACCAGTTCTAAATCTTACTTCTTCTGTATTTGGAATATAAAAGACACCAACAAACTGACCATTTGCATTTGTAATCATATCACTAGAATTTGTTTTCATTGTTGGAGCAGATGTTGTAACTGTACTTCCATTAATAGAAGATACAACCATTGTAATATTTACTTTACCATTAGAAATTTTTGCAATCGTTCCATTTACAGTTTCGCCCACTGCAAATCCATTTAAAACATTTGTTACAAAAACATCTCTTGCAGTTGATGTTCCAGGCCCTTGAGTTGCAATATGAGCAGATGCTTGGAGTCGTTGTAAAGTTCCAGTTTGAGCACCAGAAGATGTAAGAGAATTTGATCCATCATCTAATCTACCACCACCTATCGCACCAATGGTAACTATTTTAGTTGATGAGTCTACAGCAGTTACAACATAGTTATTATTTCTTGATACAGTAAAATTTAATTCTGTAGTTCCAGTTAAACTGCTTAACTGGATATGATGACCAGGCTTTATTTCATCAACACTTGCAACTGTAACTTGTGCAGAAGTTGTATCTGATCCACCAGTTCCTGTGAAAGAAACATTAGTAACAGCTGTTGCAGTATGAGTTGAATTTCTAATAATGTCACCAAAACCAAAAGCTTGTACTGCATCAGTAGCACCATCCCAAATTCTACCAGAATCAGATGCAGCTGAAGCACCAGGCGTTTCTAATTGATTTGGACTTAATTCTATTGGCCCATTATCAGTTAAAGTTTGTTGAGTTATTGTAAGATTAAAAATATCTGCTTGTCTAATAAAAGACGTTACATTTTCGTTATCAAAGAAACCATATAACTTTGCATTAGGTTTCATATTTTGAATAGAAATACTTACTGGTCTAGAACGAATAAAAGGTATCATAGAAATACCTACAATTCTGTCACCCATATTATGAGTTTCAACTGTAGATTGTAAAGTTGTTTCTATACCAGAACGAACTTGTCCTACAGTTTGAGAAAATACTTCTCTACTTTGACTTGTTTCTGTAGTTGTTGTAACTGTACCACCAGACACCCTTGTTGATGCTGTTGATTGAGTACTACCCAAACTTTGAGTTCCAGCAGATACTGGAGAACCATACCAATTATCTTGCCAACTTTCCCATACAACACCAGTAACACCTGTTTCATCTGCAATTTCTTTAATCGCATCAAAGTTATTGTCATCATTCACAACAATATCAGGCCTTCTTGTTACATCATTCCAATCATCAGAATATGGTACAAGAACAACCTTACCATTGAATGGTGCAACTTTATATGGATTTATATCAAAACTATCAGATGCATATGGATTTTCTACATGAGTTGTTTCTGTATATGGTAATGTTATAATACCATCATCATGTACTCTATAGTTTGCAGATGTTCTAGATGAATTACTAGAAACAGATTCTATCAATCCCACATTATCACTGAATGCCATAGGACGAAGCTCTCTTTTCTTCATGTCTATAGAATTTTTATAATCTGGATTTATAAAATCACCTATTACATGACCAGAAAAGTTATCTACAATAAATCCATTTTTTAATCTATCGTTACCATCTGAATCTTTAACTGCAAGATCCGCTGTTTCTTTTTCTAAAAGATTAAGAGATGTATAATATTCTAGATTAGAAATTCTTTTATCTAGTCTACCTATATCTCTCATAGTATATCTACGATTGTCTAATTTTTTATGTCTTACTTCTTTTAAATTTACAACATAAGGTTCATATGCAACTTCAAATAAAACCATACCATTTTCTGGTTCTTGTGGTTTTTCTGGATTTAATGAAGGTACACCTTGTAATACATCAAAACTTCCTAATCTATCTACGAAAATTAAATCTTTTCTTCCTAAGAAATAAGAAAAGTCTGCTTCTGCATTTGTTCCAAATTTAGGTATTTCTGATAAAATAGCATTAGTGCCAGTAAAATTTGCACCAGTATCATCTATTCTTGGTCTAAAATCTAAACAATCTCTTAATTCAAATTTTCTTCCATTACCTTGTGTGGAAGTATAACTTGGTATATCTTCATAATTTAAAGCATAAGAGTCTACAGAAAAATAATCACCACCACCACTAGAACTATGAGTAAAATAATTAAAGGTAATACGTAATCTTCCAGTTGGAACTGGTTGACCTGGCTTAAGATTTATTCTTGCAAGATCATAAAATGCATCTCTCTGTCCACCATCAAAAGTATATCTACTTGTAATATCTGGATCTGATGCTGTTGCATTAGCAGTAAAATCTGCAGCCATCTTTATAGACACTAACTGATAACCATCTGCCTTACCCAACTTTATTTCTGTATTTTGTGATTCTGCTTGTGTAGATGTATTTTTAATTTCACCACTAACTAAAGTTTTAGTTTTTTCTTGACCTTTTGCACCAGACACTTTTACAGCTGCAATTAATTTATAGGCAGTATTATTACCACTAGTAGTAATAACAGCAGTTCTATTTGAATTGCTAAGAGTTATACTAGATGAGGTAAGTATAACTTGATTACCACCATTAGTGCCATTTCCAACTACAAGATTATAATTTCCAATATCACTTGTACTTTGAAATTCTTCATTTGGATCTAAGTCAAATGTTACAGCTCCAGTACCACTGGATGTAGCACTGAGTGTTTTTGTTATTGTATATGTTGTTCCCAATGAGTTGTCTGGATTTGATACTGTATCTCCACGAATTTTTCTAACTCTACGATAATTAGTAGGAAATACTAAAAGTTTTTGATCTGGTCTAATTAATTTCGCAGAAAACTTTTGTATTTTAACAGCAGTTGCTACAGTTGAAAGTGCATTAGAAGTTAATGTTAATACAGTATTACTACTAACAGCATTTACCATACCCATAAAACTACCATCTAAATATACTGCATCTCCAGCTTTAAGTTCTGTTAAAAATGATGAACCAGCAGAACCAGTAATTTGTGTAGTGCTATTTGATGAAGTAGCTGCACCAGATAATGTAACTAAATCTGGAACTATATCAGCAATAAAATCTGGTAAATTATTAGAACCAGCGTTACCAGCCCACTGTGTATTAGTATACGTTGAGGAATTGGGAGTACCAGAATCATATCTAATATGTTTTACATCAGAAAAACTTATACCATCATTTAATTTAACATCAAAAAGACCAAGTTTAAATTGTGCATTTGTATAACCAGAAGAATGTAAATCGTAAAACCTTACTCTTGCAGTTCCTACTTTAGATCCATAACTTGCATAACCAAATGGATTCCTTAACCCATCATATAAATTAACTTCTCCAAATTGACTAATGTTTGGAAGTCCTTTGATTGTGTCAACAATAACATGATTACCCACTGGTGTTTGTATTGTTTTATCTTCTACTCTATCAAATGTTCTTGGTTTATCAGTTTTAATAAACTGTGTTGACATGGTTTCTATCTCATAACCATCAACATAAGCTTTGCCTGGTTCTACTGCAAATACAATTTTATCAGCATCTCCACCATCAGATGCAGAATAGATACCTCTATTTGTTCCACTCTTTAAATGTTCACGTACCTCTGCTAAAAATGGTCTGACTTCATAGTTACCGCTTTCATCAAATGTTCTTCTTGCAAGTGTGTGTTGTAGTTCAGCATAATCTGCATTTTTCTTATAAGATTGTACTTTACCATTACTTATTCTTCCAAGTTCAACAAAGTCAGAATCATCAGTTGCACTTAACGATTTCTTTGTTAGCGTTACTGCGATTTTAAATCTATGAGCGCCTGGTGCATTTACATTAGATGATCCAGTTGCATTATCTAATAAACTGATATCTTCCTCTGGTGTTGTAAAAGTTTCTGATACAACAAATCCAACACGATATGATGGTGTATTAGTATACTTATCTAAAAGAATAACTTGTTCTGTATTAGAAACAAAATGACCATTAATAAAATAAACACCAGCATGAACTAGTACAGCAGAACCAGTACCAACTGGGGTATCAGTTGATTGTATAGTTGCATTTAATTCAGTTGTTTGATTTTCACTTAAACTTGGATTTACAGTTGTAGTATTATTTGCATTTGTTGATGTAACAACTTCTCCAGATGCAAATTTAAGTGTTGCATTATCTGTTCCACTATCTTCATATTTGATATAAAGAGTTATAGGATCAGCAGATGTGGTTGATGTTGAACTTGTAGCTGCAACTGTACCAATAACCTTTGCCTTTACACCACTTGTTGCACCTACAATTATTTTATCTAAAAAACTTGTTCTGTATGTTTCAACTTCTAATGTATTATATGCAGAGTTAACTTTAATATAATCATACTGCATATCAAAGTTAAGATCGCCTGGAATAACCATAGAACCATTTTGAAAAATATGTTCTCCAAACTTAGTAATTTGATTTTGTAGTATTGTCTGTAGTTGTGTTAATTCACGAGCTTGTACTGAATAAGCAGGACGAAACATAACTCTGTGAAAATTCTTTGATGAGTCGTAATCATCATAGTAGGGTTTTACATTAAAGTTTGTAGCCATTAAATCAAATTCCTAATTTAAAATTCTATAACTATTTTTATATCTTCTGTTTGGTCTGATGCTCTGGAGATTGGTCTACGATTTTCTACATAGATAATATTTCCACTATCATGTTCTAGTTCTGGTGGTGCATATCCATTTGCAAATGTTATACCAGATAATGTTTGAGATGCAGTACCACTATCTGGAGTTCCATTTGCATTACTTGATGCACCAGTAACTAAATGATTAGAACTAAAAGCAACATGATTTCTATATGTTGATGATGAACTATTAGAGTCTATACCATAGTTTTCCCATTGTTCTTGTAAATAATATAAAATTTTATTTGTCGCATCCCACTCAACAACTCTACCAGTTGCATTTGTTGTTGCTTGTGTTATTTTTTCGTCAACATCAAATGAACCACTTGATGATGTCATTTTAATTGCATAAGTCATTCTTACTTGTGATACAGTAGAAACTGTCGTTCCACCTCTTAGATGTGGATCAACAACAATACCAACTTCTCTGAAATCGTTTGCAACTGTGAAGTCACCACTTTCTGTTTGTTCTAGTCTTGCATTCATCATAACAAAGTGTCCACCCAGTTCTGCAACTGGATTATGTCCATGCCCAACTCTTGGTGATATGATTGGAACAACTGTTGAACCACCACCAGATAAATTTGTTTCGTTTTGTGATAACCCAACATCAGTATAACATTTTGTTAAATCAATAGTTCCAAAAGTATAACCAACACCACCAGCATGAATTAATGAACCATTTTGACCAAACCTAACAATATTATTACTTGCAACTTTTAATTTAACAATACCACCAGTACCATCACCATTTACTGCTGTATAATAATCCGTATTTGCAATACTACCAGCTAAACCACTTCCAGGCGTTATACGAACAACCTGTATTGGAGCTCCATTAAAAGGTGCAGTATCACCAGATGCAGTTTCAACATCAGTAACCACACTTGCATCAGTTCTAACTGCAACAAAGTCTGTGGTTAAAAACTTTATAGTATCAGCAGTACTTAATGTGTACATATATTGAATATAATAATTACCATGAAAAAATGGTGCAGATGCTGTTGATGTTGGTTCTGTAGTTGTATTTAATGCAGTACCATTATCATTATCTAAAACTTTATATACTCTGTATGCAGTAGTTACAAAATAAAATGTACTATCATAAAGATTAGTCGCACCACTTGTTGTTGTATTTAAAGATGATATATCATGTTCATACATATCCAATGTAGTTGCTGTTGTTGGATAGTTTCTACGAGGAATAACAGATTCAACATCTGTAGATGTTATCTTTTTGGCAGCTAACATAGAATCCCACTTGTAATTTTCTTCTATGACTCTATCATGTGGATTAGGTGGAGATGCATCAGTACCCCCTGTAGTTTCAGTATCTGAGTACTTTGTTGTTGTAGTAAAAGGACTTGACTTTCCTACAAACAAATAATAATTAGATGCAGCTGTTTCGGAAAAAGATTCCTTAAATTGGTCTGCATTGTGTAATCTAAATTTTTCTGTAATAATTGCTGCCATTGTTTTTTTCCTATTATAGTATTATTTATACACCATCTTAGATTGATTGTTAATACTTTTCATTATTTATCACTCATTCCATTCTAGTTTTGATCTAGTTAAATTTCCTATAGCTTCTCTTACAAATACATTCCAACTAGCATTTGCTCCAGAAGATATTAAATATGGGTATGTGGAGTCTAAAAATGTACCACCACTAAATGTACAAGTTGTATAAGTTGAATTAAAGTGACATTGAATAATATTGATAATTCTATTTGTAGAAGAATCATAATAGTCACTTAAAATAAAAATTTTACCAGAATTAGTTACAACACAGTTTACGATTGGAGCTGGAAAATTATAGATGCTAGATATATTTGGATGCACAGAGGATGGAATTTCAAAATAGTCTGGTGACATACCATTTCTAGTATTGATATTAGTACTAGTTCCAGTAGCATTAATTAATGTATCTAAATTATAAACTCTAAAACAAGATCTAGTTCTTCCAGTACCATCATTTAAACCTAGAGCATAACCATTTGGTAATTTATAAATCCCTTGACTAGCAGTAATGGAATTGCTACGTTTTGCATTTGTATTTGGATAAGTTGCACCTGCTTGACCACCTTCATCAACACATATTAAGCCTCCAGAATTTCCTCCACTACCTTCTCTTGAAAAGTAATGATTATTATAATAAAAAATTGCTGGAGCACTATGACCAGTTCCCTGTGGAATATTACTAACACCATAACTTGTATTACTAATATTAGCTAATTTTAAATTAATATCATCACCAACACCATTTAGTTGTCCATAGTGTCCAGTTGTGTAATCTCCTGCTGGATTTGAACCAGAATTATCTCTATTCATACCATACGCTTCCATAAAGTCGAAACCATGCAACCCATGAATATTTCCATCAGCGTTTTGTAAAGTATCTTCGTGTGTTCCAGCTGCAACATATTCTCTATCAGAACCAGATTTTCCATTGGTAGTAATACCATGTTTCTTACCACCAGAATGGCCAGCTATGTAAGCAGTTTGAGAATTTAAACTACTAGTATGATGATTTGGTGGTCTATAAACCACTTGGCCTGGATCTGAAGGTTGAGTTATACTTGTCGGCCAATTTTGTGTATCTATTGCAACCACAGAAGGATAATTACTATGGTGTCCAAGACCACCAGATTGTCCAGCACCAGCAACATATGCACCACGCCCATTAGTTATCCAAAAATGTGATGTTGTATTATCAAACATTGTTCCATACTCGTTTGCATTTGATACTGATTGCCAAGAGTAATAATTAAAACCATTTGTTAATTGATGAAACATACTATGATAAGAACCAGAGTCTAAAGTTGTTGAGTTTTTATGAACTCTAAAAAGACCATCTCTTACATCATATCCACTCTGATTTCCATTAAGATTATTAAGTCTATTAGGATGATGAGTACCAGTAATGTATATGTAATCGTCATCACCTAATGTAAGTCTTGCTCGTTCAATACCATAGTTACCCCAACCATAATTATAAGTTAAAGATATGTGTCCTTTTTCAACTCTGTTTATTGGATCTATTATAGTAATATAATTTTGAGCGGGCTTGCCACCTGTCCAGTTGGCATTGCTACCATTGTTACCCATTGGCATATAAATTAGATCTTCATCTTGTGATCCAGCTGCACCTTGCAATATTTTCATCATATTACTCATAAAGTAATACCCTACGATAAATCTTTACCAGCAAACATTCCATAATAGGTTGGAGTGCCTGCGTTTGGATTTTGTGTTACAAAAACAAATATATCTTCATCACTATTTCCAGATGATAACGTAGGTGGACTTCCATCTTTCCATCTAACATTATATCCACCCCCACCTGTCCATGTTACACTTCGTGTAGTTCCAGATGCTGGTTGTTTTATTTTTACCATAAAAACATATGCACTATTTGTAAGACTAGGTGGTGAACTAAATGTCACTACAGTATTTGTTGTATTTACTAATTGAATATTAAAAGAATTAGCAGTTGATAAATTAAGAGTATCAGTTCCATCAGATGTTATTTCTACATGAGCATCTATAAAATTATTTGATTTTATATAACCACTAAATGCATAACTATCTGTAGTATTTAATTCTGAACTTCCAACTTGGTTTGCTCCTATTTTATCTGATGTAACTGCATTATTAGCTAATTCGCCAGTTCCAACTGCACCACTATTAATTTCACTTGACTCTACTGCATCTGCCACTATTTTTGCAGAAGTAACTGCATCATTGTTTATTTTAGAAGTAGTAACTGCATTAGCTACTATTTTATCAGAAGTAACTGAATCAGTAGCAAGAGCGAGTGGATTTACTGATCCAGCTGCTAATTTTGCAGAAGTAACTGCATCATCAGCTAATTTTGCAGTGGTAATACCACCATCATATATTTTTGCACTTGTAACTTGTGCATCTGCTATTTTAAGACTAGTTACTGCATTATCAGCTAATTTTGCAGTTGTAATTTCTCCAGTTCCTATTTCAGATGCAACTACTCCATCTACAATTTTAGGTGCAGTAACAGAATTATCTGTAAGTGCATTTGTTCCTATAGTATCAATTCCCATTATAGACTCCTATTAAACTATATTAATTGTACCATTCATATTTGCATGAGATGTGCATTGATAGTAAAGTGTTGCAGGCGCACTCATTGGTACTTTGAATATAACTGCACCAGAACCAGCATTATTTGTTACACCAACATTATATGCTGTTCCACTTGAACCTTGTGTTGATTGTATTCTGATTGGGTGACCACCAGAAATATTATTAAATTTATATTGTTCACCTCTTCTTAAATATAAGGTCGGATCATTTTCTGATGTTGGAAACCAAACATTTCCAGTATCAGCAAAAACATAATGGTTATTTCCACTTGCAGTTATGTTAAAAGTATGCATAATTGTTTTGCCGTTTACATCTAAGTCGCCACCAAGTTGGGGCGTAGTATCATCTACAACATTTGATAAACCACCCCCACCTATTCCAAGATTAGCAGGAGTAATCTTTTTTAGTACACCACCATCATTTATTAAAACATGGTCTGCATCTGAACTTGATGTTGTAGTTGTGCCTGCATCTGAATTTGCTGTGGTTAATACTGTAGCACTTGCATTTGGAAATGTTAATGAATATAAATTTGTACCATCTCCAATTTTAGTATAAAATTCATTGAAATTATCGTTTATTTTATCACCAGCAGTTCTTAATGGATCTCCACTTCCATCATTAGCTGCATTACCTATTCCTATTACTTGTTTTGCCATTTTAGAATTTCTCCAAAGGTTTCCTCTTATTTATATTACAAATCATCAAATGTTCTGGTAGTATCATCCATAGTAACACCTACAGTATCAAGTGTTACTGATCCAGTTCTTCTTAAAATAATTTCGCCTGGTGGTTGAACATTTATTTTTACACTCTTTGCAGTTTCTGGAATATCTCCGTTTGAATCACTCACTTGATTAATTCTGAATTGTGAAAACTGTCCAATTGTAAAATATGCACTTTGGTTTGTATCATCAAGTCTTACTTGTCTTGTAAGGCCTGGGTAGTGTGGAATTGCAACATTTGTTCCAGTTGGTGGTTGTGAAAATGCATACTTAGGTAATAGTTCTAAAGTAGGACTAAAGACACCAATTATACCACCACCTACTCCAATTTCAAATTCATAAGAACTACTAATAGTTCTTTCACGTTTGTTATCATTATCTAATTTATTATTAGGAGAATTTGTTTCCCATATATCTTCAAACTCTGTACTGCTCATTGGATTTGTTGTATTCAATGTTGTACCATCATCAGTAGTACCTAATCTTCTTCTAAACCTTGCAGAGAATAATGTTCTAAATGTAGATGCAAGTTCTGGTGAGTATGTTGTTGTATCAGAAGTAAAGTCTATAACATCACCAGCAGCTGGATTTCGTATCTTCATAGAATGAAGTTGTGCTTCTGCAAGAGATGTTGCAATAGATACTTCACCAAATACATTCCAACCAGCAGGATGAACTGACCTTATAATACTATCTCTCCAAGTATTAATAGATTCACCAACCTTTACTACATAAGAGTAATCTTGATAAAATCTAGAATCTTGAATCTTCATTTGTTCTTCGTCAAGTTGTCCTCTTAATCCAGAATAATCGCCACTAGAAATAACTATTGCACCATTATTTGCAGTTGCTTCTGCATGAACACATTGATGAGCAGTTGCATTTGCACTAGCTGTGGTTATAGGATCACCTTCAGTAAAGTGTTCTATTTCAGATTTTATTTCTAATAACTGTGTTGTACTATCGTAGGATTCTACAGTTCCATCAAAGTCTAATATTATATCACCTTTATTAAAAGTACCACTTACATTTTTTACAATTACATTTTTATTGAAAGTAACAGTAGGTGGACGAACATAACCTACACCATAGTCTTTCATTTGTATTTCTAATATTCTTCCAACACCATCAGTTGTCGTAGCAAAAACTTTTGCGTTTGATCCTGTAGAAGATGTTATTGTAACATCTGGAAGTTTTGTATAACCATTACCCTTTTTAGTAACTCTTATTTTTCTTATTGACGTTCTTTGTGCAGAAGGTAGAGTTTCACTTTCTAAAATAATATTGTGACCATTTTCTAATAGAAGTCCACTATTATCTCCTAGTTGTTCTTCTTGTTGTAACTCATGCAGTTCACCATTTGCGTCTTTTATAATTAACTTGTTATGATCTGATGATCCCTCTAAGACAATATTGTCTGGATATGTATCGTTTTCTATTGTTAGAATACCACCCAATACAGCTATATTAGCAGTTGCATCAACTCCATTTGTATTTGCATTGTTAAAAGTTACAGTATCATTGTATGTATATCCTGTACCACCATCTTCAACATAAACATCAGTTACGCCACCAGTTCCAATACTTCGTACTTCACCTTTAACACCAACCGAAACATCTTGTGGTAAAGAAAAATGAATAATATCATTAACTCTATAATATTGTCCTCTACTAGAAAGACTAATATTATTTGTAATACCAACAACTCTTGCAGTAATAGTAAGATCTAAAGTATTAGAAACGCCAGTAACAACCTCTCCTATAGAACCTTCTTCTCTTATTTGTTCACCACTTTCTGTAACAAGATTATCTCCATCTTCTGATAAAAGTAAATCAGCACTACCAGAATCAAAAGTTCCTAAGATTGTTCCACGATCTAAATTCAATTCTGCAATAACATCTGCACCATAAATAAATTTAGTAACACTTTGTACAACAGCTGTTGCACCAGATGTTTGTCCAGTAATAGTTTTTCCAACCAGTTGAGAAAAATCTGAATTACCATCTTCTCTAACTCTCATAAGATAATCAGTACTCCACTGACCATCAGAAAGTTTCATCATATTATCTTTTGGATATAGTAAACTAGATTCTTGATCAAATAGTATTCTAAAAAATAACTTATGACCTTCTTCTGTACCTCTTGCTTCGTATAAATCTTTTACACTCTTAATTAAATTTCTTATATCAATATTGTCTGTAATAGACTCAGGCAAAGATTCTAAAAATGATTTTTTAAATTTATCAAAAAAAGTATAAACTGTATTATCTATATCTGCATACGCTAATAATTGTTGTATGTTTTGTATAGGATTACCTTGATAGTTTGTAATAACAGCTTTTGCACCAGAAGTTAATCCAACTACGTTTTCACCTTCTGAAAATTTTTGTTGTGAACTAATATAAAGTTTACCAGTAGAATCATAATCATCTACCAGTATCGTTGCAGTATATCCACTTTTATCTCCACGAATAGTTTCACCCTCATGAAACTTACCCACAGAACTTTCAAGAACAATTTTATCATCATTGTTATCAAGGATTAAATTATTGGTAAGCGTTTCTTGTGCTAAGTATTCATTAGAACCACCTAATGTTAAACAACCAGCTTCTAAAAATTGATAGTAGTGTTTAACGAAAGTTGCAAACAAAGGATGTTCAGAACGAACAAACTCTGGTAGTTGTTCCTCAATATGAGGAGATACTTTACTTTCTAATTTAGATGTTCTAGGACAGCCTGACATTATTAATAACCACTAGATGAAGATGAACTACTTGATGATGATGATGAACTTGATGATGAACTACTTGCAGTACTAGCCACAGATGTTGTTGATGTTGTTGTTCCAAATGTTACTGTGCCAGTTCCTGTAGTTGTTCCACCAAAAGAACCTACATTAGTATGAGAACCAACTGATGCAGTTGTTCCATTCTGATCTGTTTGTGCAGTTATAGAAGAACCACCAAGATCAATAGAGATAAGTTGATTTCTTACTGGAATAATATCATTTGAATCTGGTATAGTAAATATATGAATCGTACCATTTCCATTAACAGTAGATGTAACATTTAAATCTGTAATACTAATCGCACCTGTAGTATAATTAATAGTTCCAGCATTATTGTTTACATATGTTCTGGTATCTGCAACCATTCTATAAAGTCTAACAACACCAGAACCATTATCATCTAAGAAGTGTGTTTCAGTAGAACCAGCAATTGTAAATCCTGTAGAAGATATAACAGGAGATTCATTACCATCATATGGATGATATATTTTATTATAGAAATTTACGTCATATTGTTTTGATGTTGATATGGTAGGAGTAATGGCTTTATATAATCTTATATTCATAATGTTACTTAAAATAGAACTATCAGAATTATCAACTAGTCTAGATAATTCTGAATATCTAAACATACCATCAAATTTTTCTAAAGTATCTCCACTATAATTACTTACAATAGTGTCAATACTACTTTGTAAATCAGTAGCAGTTTTTACAGTTTTATTAGGATCATATCTAAAGTCTATGTCTACAATAACATATAAAACTTCTGGATCTACTATTACTGGTCTTACTGATGCAATATTATATTGTTTTAAATCTGAAACAATATTTGCCTTTTGTGTTTGTGTAAGACTTGTTCCAGCGGTAGGAGATATTGAAACATATACCTGTCCATATATTGGTGGATCATTATCTTCTCCACCCCATACTTGAATACTTTTTACATTTGGATAAACTTTCGGAATAAGTGCTTTGTAATCAAATGCAGTAACAGCTCTATTTTGTGCAGTATAACTTAATGGTGCATAATACTTTATTGATTGTATACTTTCTGGAATATCACCACCAGTTGCCTCTGCAATAGTTGTCACAGTTCCACCACTTTGTCCACCGATACTTGGTGAAGAAAATATAGATGATCCATTAGCTTCTTTTTGATTTGTAACAACATATTCTAATATAACAATATTACCATCTACTAAACCTTGACCTAAAACATTATCACCAAAGTAAACTTCAAATTCTCCATGATGATCTTCCTGTAAAAAGTATACAGGAGATGTTGCAGTAACATTTGTTAATTCATTTGCAAGAGTATATGTAGTAAGTGATGTATCAGTTGCAGATGTTTGAACTGAAACTTTTAATGTTGTTGTATCAGCTCTATTACTTGTAATAATAAATTTCTTATCTGGATTGTTACTGTCTACAGTATACTTTGCTGTTGCAAGTGTACCTTCATAGATAGGAACATTTACAAAATTAGCACGACTACCAGATACTGATGCTGTTATATCTTCATTTACTAAAAACCCATAAGTTGTTCCATCAAAATTTGTTGTAAACCTTGTTCCTTTACTCATAGTAACAGAAGTAATATTTCCATTAGTTACTGGTACAGATACATCAATAAATGCTTTTGGAGCTCTTGCAGAACGAGGAGTATACCCTAATGTTTTTGCGTGTGATACAACGGAGTCACGAGTCGTTGCAGTATCTAAAAACATTTCATTTGTAAAATAGTTTGCATTCATCGCCAAGTAATGTGTATTATATGCGAGAAGATCTACAAGAGTAGATAAACCAGAACCTTCAAAATTATAATCTGAAAATTCACTTTGTCCTTTTAAATAGGTTTTTAAATTTGTTTTGATGTTATCAAAATCTAATTCTGTTACTTGTAATTTACCAGCCATTTTATCTTAATCTCTCTAAAAGTATATTCATTGATTGAACACCACTAGGTGAATTTATCAAAAAGAATGTTATCGTAACATTATAAGTGTTGTTATCAAAATCCTCAGTAGTATCAACACTTACTAATTCTGCTCTTGGTTCATAGGTTTCTATCAAATCTCTCACAAATGTTTTAATAGAACTTGATACTGCACTTGTCATTGGTTCAAAAAGAGCTTTACGAATATCAGAACCAATATCTGGTTGGAATGGTCTTTCTCCTTTATTCGTATTAATTAAATTTCTTACACTTGCTTTAACAGCTTCTACATTTGATAGTTTTGCAATATCACCAGTAACTGGATGCCTAACCATATTTAAATTTAAATCAGTAAATACTTGTGCATTTCTAGTAGAGTCATTAGTACTCTCTGCGTCTTTAAATGCATTTGGATTTGCAACCATTACGTTTCTCCCTATTTGTATTTATAACGATTTCTACAAATCATGATACCTACGATTTATAATATGTTGTTCTGCAATCTCTTCTTTAGATTGTCCATGATATTCTACTGCATGATGTTCTTCAATCATCTTTTTATTGACGTTAGTATCAAACACCCACAGTTCGCCAAGTATTCTACCAAACTTTCCTCTTCCATCTTTATGAGTTTTGATTGTAACATCTCCACCATCTAACCATTTTTTTAAAAATTCAGTTGCAGCTTTTCCATATTGTTTTTCAAATGGATCACTTGTTCTTGACTCTGGTGTATCAATACCATATAGTCTAACTCTTTGATCTCTTAACCATACACCAAACCCCAAGTCAATGTCTACATCAACTGTATCACCATCAACCACCTTTGTAACTTTACATTTGTATTCAAACATTTTATTTCCTTTAGTTTACACTTACAGTAGAAGCACCACCTGTCATTTTACCATTTGGCAATCCAGCATCAACACCATCTCCAACTCTTGCAACAGCTTTACCTACAACAAAAACATTAGGACTACAAGTACCAACTATTTTTGAAGTATGTTCTATACAAGTATCGCCTACTAAAATTTCATGAGAGTCAGTAGGATCTTCTTTTCTTGCAACAAGTTTACCTTCAACAAAAACAGTTGTGTTTGCAACCTCTGATGAAGGTGCAGCTAATTTACTAGTCGCATCACAGGTATGTCCTGTGTTAAGCGGATCTTCTTCTCTACATATCTTAGGCATAATACTGTGCAATCTGTCCTAATTCGGTTGTTGTTTTTCCATTGTATTGTGTTATCATATCTGATCTATTACCAGACTCCTTACAACCAAGATGAATCCAAGGCATACCAGAACCAGTAGTTCTATATTGTAATATAATAGAATCGTGTGGTAAGTTTTCTCTAATCCATATTGCAATCTCAAAGTATTCTCCTTTACTTGCATCTGCAACCTGTATGTCAACTGCTTCACCCAATGAATGTGCAGAAGATGTACCAGGCCTTGATTCAAAATATCCCATGTTAATTCTTAGTTTAGGATATTCTGCAAGTAATGGATCTAAACAATTAACTGCAAGAACTCTTAAATTATTAATAATCTTTTCTGCTTCTTCTTTACTTTTGTTTATTTTCTGACCTACAGGTGGTGCAAGTGTAAGTTTAGAAAGTTTATACTTGGAAGATATGTACATATTATAATCTATAGATCCATCATCTGGAAGTTTTATCAATGAAGGTTTTACTACTGATGTAACCTTTGCGTTTTCTGTATAAAGTAATTCTGATTGTCCAGTTGAATATCCATGTTCTTTTGGAAAGTCTGGAACTGCTGGAACTGATATTAATGGTCTTGATGCACTTTCCGAATTATAGTTACCATCAATAGAATTATAACTATAATCTGAAGATGAAGAAGGTAATGCATTTCCAGATGCAACATCAGCTTTAATATCTGCATCTGATTTCGGAATATCATCTTCACCATATACAGATTGTTCATCTGCTAATGCACTTAAATCTTTTGCATCTAATACTGTAGCTTCTACAGGTGCGTCAACTTCTTTACCTTCACTATATAAATTTACACCAGAACTATCTCTATATTTTGTATCTTCTGCATCTTGCACAGTTCCAACACTATCACTAGGATCATTTAATTTTATAGAACCACCCACAAGCGTCAAATCATTTGTTGATAGGATATCAATCTCACTACTTGTTTTTACTGTTATTTTAGATTTTGAATTTAAAGTAATATGATTATCAGAAAGAACTTGACTATATCCTTTTATGTTGGTAAGGTAATTGCCTTCTGCATTAATATTCATATCTGCTAAAGATTGTAATGTCATCTTTGCCACAGATGTTGCAGTTAATTCTTTCTGTGATGTAAACTCTATAGAGTCATTTGCATAAAATCTCATATTCTTACCAGCATGAATATTAATATTCTTACCAGCGTGTAAATCTATATTCTCGTCTACCTGTCCTGTCAAAGAACCACGCACATATAAATCTGCATCACCATCACAGTAGACTTCAATATTTCCTCTTACTCTTAACTTTTTATTCTGATGCACAATCTCATAGTCATCACCGATAATCTTTGTAACCTTTGTACCATCTGGATGTACTTCGTAAAAAGTACCAGACCTATGATATTCATGTATACGTTCATGGCCTGGAGTATCATCAAACTCTACGATATGACCAGACTCAGTTTCTTTTACATGATTGTATGGATACTTTGATGCATACTGTGTTTCTGGTTCTCCTACCAGATCATCTACTCTTTGTCTTTTAAGATTGACCACAGGGTGTTGTTTAGTTGCATCATTTACTGCAAGTCTGTTTGTATCAACTTCATTAACTCTACGAGGATAAAAAGAACGAGGATCAGCAAAACCATTAAGAGATTGTTGAGTAGAAACTTTTAGATTTACCTCTGTACCTTTTGCTGGTGGTTTATCAAATTTGATTTTTCTTTCTTCTATTTCATATGCCATTAAATTGACACTCCTCTTTCTCTCGCATACTTGGTAACAGACTTCTTTCCTATCCTTACAGCCTTTGGTGGATACTTTGGAAACTCTGATGGATAAAAGTGACCCATATCATTTGGAATACTATTCTGCATATTGAAAGCTTTAAATGCAGAACGAGCTCTTCCTTTATAGTTACTATCTCCTCTTCTTCCATCATCATAAGAACCATCTGCTCTAAATATTGTTACATCAACTGCACACGCAAAGTTGTGCCAAGAGAAGCCAGGTTTTGCAGCTTTACCCATTCTACCTGCTTTATATTTGTTATACAATTCTTGTTGTTGTGCGTTTGTTCTATATCCAGAACCTATGCTTATATCCCAACCACTATTAGATTGAAGAAAACTATTAATACCTTTTGCAATCCTATCTCTTACAAATGGTAATAATTTATTTAATGCATTTGCAGTTGTAGTTCCTCTGGTAGATAATGGAAAGTCATTTTTAGTATATGTTCTTGCACCAGAAAATTCTGCCGTAGAAACTTCAGTATTCATAAATGAAGAGGGTGGTGCGTTTGTTGCTTTATCTGGTATACCATCTTTAGTTACTAATACTGTAGAGTCTTGAGAACTTGCTGGTAGATCAAACTCTGATGTAACCCCATCTGCAATTACTGTGTTCTCACTTATCGTGCCTGGTTCACGATTTTGATCTTGTGAATAATCATATGGAGCTCCACCTTGAGGAGCACCATTAGGGCCTATATAGCCAGGTATTGTTCCAAACACCATAGGTTCTTGTAGAAAGTCTGGATCTCTCCAAAAACCAATTACCCATGTTCCTTCTATTGGGCCTGTCGGAGAAGTTCCTACACCACCAGCGGAAGCAGATGTACAAGGTTGAATACAAAACGCCCACGGCAAATCTTCTGTCGCAAGTTTTGTTTTATCTGATGTATGATAACCAAATACTCTAACTCGTACTCTTCCTAGTGACATAGGATCTATACGATCTTCTACAACACCAACCCACCAGAGAAATCCATCTCTACCAGAAAAATATGATAGTCTTTGTGTTTGCATAAAAAAATCCCTTTGAAGTATTTATACTGCAAAGGGAAAGTTATAGTTAAGAAATCAAAAAGGAAAAATTAATCACATTGTAGTTTGTTTACAATTGTACCATTGGAATTATACTTTTGAGAAATCCAACACATTCTTTCATGTTTGTTGGTAGCCCAATTTGCAATCACATTCTTGTTGATATTTGTATTACCAACATTTACTTGATTGCCATTAAAGAGTTGGTTTAATAACAAACCAATCATTTGTTGTTTAAGTGCATCTTGATTATTCATTCGCAATTCAAATGCATTGAGTGGATGACAACCCATAATAATTAAAGTTATAATAATTAATAATTTTTTCATGGGTTTAATATCTCCACTTCTGATTTATCAACCCACACAGTAATTAATTTATTATGTAAGTCTTTAATTTTAAACATATCATGTTCGTCATTTTTAGAAAGGATAATACCCTCTCTAGTTAATACTTTATGACTACGAATGGGTAAGTCTACAAGACTATATCGACCACCAGGCCTATCCCATGCATCTAAAGGAAATTTATACTTATATTTTACAAAATACTTTTTCATTCTATATTCCCTAGATTCTTTTGTTCTTTGTATGCATCTATTATAATCTTTGTAAAGACAGGCTCTAATTCTATCTCATAATAATTAAATTCATTTTGACTTATACTATTCCTAGTATAAGGAGCCCAACCAAAGAACTGTTTGAAATGAGATCTTCTATTACACAATCCATTATTAAATAAATCATAGATTAGATTTTGTGCAACTCTAAATTTTTCAAGACACTTGTTAACAGAACGCCCTTGTGGAACTGCACCCTCAAGTGGAATAAGATCATCTAACTTTTCTGATATATCTTTATAACCCTCATGAAGAGCCCAAGATACATTAAATAAATTTGATTGTTCAGTATAATCATTTGATTCCAAAACACCACCTATACTCTTATAATATTCTTCATTAAAGGACGACATTATATACTCCAATCTCTCTTAGACCATATAGGGGCAAAATTACGTCCATAGTCAACATAGACAGTACAAGGTTTACCAAGTTTCTTTGCCATCGCCTTACACTTTGCTAAAGTGTCAGATGTAAAAGTAACAAACTTATCATCATTTAAAAATAAACTAAACTTTGGTGTTAACTTAACTTTTGGTAATGGTTGTCCAAACATATTATTATTTCCTCTCTCATTAATTATACATATATTATACACTGATTCGTTTTGTATGTCAAGTAAATAATTAAAATCTTGTAAAAAAACAATCATGTCCTAGATCATTATCTTCTAGGATTATATCTCGTACTCTTTCTCTATCTAAGGAGTCACCACCACCCCAAGTAATATCGTCACGCAGATCAGCTATATACTTGTGTGTTGCATCTACAACCATATCTTTAGTCAATCCCTCAATAGGATAAACACCATCAACATGATTGTAAAAAGACCAAACATAACTAACAAACATTTGTGTTTCGTCTGAAACTATATTGAATTTACGATATTCAGTTTCAGTAAATTTTTCATGTACTAAGTTCATTACGCAGCCTCCATAACTTCATAAGATTTATCCCACTTACCAACTTCGATATGCATATAGTATGCAGTATCAAAATAATCTGTCATGGCATCTGAATTATCATACCATGCTTTCCCACCATTTAAAGCAGGAGCAACTTTCATAATTCTATAAACTTTATCTAAGATTTTTGCGTTTTCTATTCCATAGAAATCTGTTGTATAGAAATGATTGATCTGATGATGTTCACCATCATTTAAAGAACCAACTTTCATTTCGCCAGTATATTTATCTCTGTATTCCCAATCTTTAAAAGAAGGGCCTTTCATAAATGAAACAGTAACACTGTAAATACTATCTCGTCTTACAGAAAATTTATACTGTGGAAATTCTTTCTTTAAAGTATTTCGGATATGTTTAACATCATTAGTTGAAATATATGCCATTCGTTTCTCTCTCTTTCTCTTGTTTACGAATCACTATACCATGTTCTGAGAACAAAGTCAAGTCTTTTTTTAAGAAAAATCAACGAAAGGTTGAACACCAACAATTTTTGCAATTTTATTTAAGGTTTTCTGACCAGAGCTGGACATTCTTTCAAACTCCCAACCTAAGTCATTGACTAAATCTGGTAAAGTTTTTTTAATTTTAGCAAGTTCACCTAATCTAGATTGAATTTCATTTAATTGCTTTTCAGTAAGTTTCATAATATATACTCTCTTTCTTTTGTTTACGAATCACTATACCATGTTCTGATAACAATGTCAAGAAACTTTTACGGCTATATAAATGCAAAGTGCAAGGATTATTAATTTACCATAGTCGAGATCAAATCGTGTACCCTCACCATACTGATTATCCCACATCTCTTTCATAGTTTTTCTTTTCTTCTTAATCTTATAATGTATGGTGGGTTCTTCTATCTGTCCATCATCTAACAGATCTTGGGCTGGTGTTCCAAATGGTTTACTACTCATACTCTATCTCCTTATTACTGAGTCATCAAACGATAATAATCATGTAAAGGATCTTTCTCCTCAACATGATCTTCTCCTAATTCATATGCATTGATAGAATACTTCTCTTTGTATTCATCATAATACTGCATTGCGTTATTAATCACTTCCCATTTATCATAACTATCTTTACAATGATTCTCTTGCCACCAGAAGAATCCATTAATCAAAAAACAAAAATTCCATCTATTTTGTAATTGTCGAAAGTACTGTCTTGCGCTCACAGTTTGATTATTCTTTCCACCAAAGAAAGTATTTACAAAGATACTCCAACTTATACAAACTCTTCCGAACCATTTTCCGATTTTTTGAATCATTTTTTTATCCTACATTCCACCACTTATATATCCATTCTGACCTCGACACATACTTGCCATCAGAGCAAAGAGAGGATCATTTTTATTTGCTGGATCGTATCCCATATGATCTATATACTCGTCTTGCAGACGAAACGCATCAGCTTCTAATTGTTGTTTACATTCCACCACTTCATAATATCCATTGTGATACTGCAAGTAATGTACTAACTCATGTATCAGTACCACTTCGTAAAAATTTTTCTCAATCATACCACCTGTCGGTTTTGTTGCAATTGCAATAATGTCAGTACGATTATCATAATAGCCTGCAATATCGCATGGGTATGTCAATTTAAACTCTTTACAGATTGATTCGTTTGACATAACTTGTACTGTGGGTAGAGGTGTGCCTGTGTAAGAGTATTCACTATTGTTTTCTATGAACCCTATCAGTTCATACATCTGTGATTCTTTTGCGATTATCTCTTGAACTACAAGAACAAAAATTAAAAGTAACAAAGGTTTTCTCATGGCATTGTGAATAAGGCTCTAATACCCAACTTATCTGCTGGTGTTGTGTGTATTGGTGTTCGTGCAAAGACAACCCATTTATAAGACCATGACATTAAATCATTTGGATAATGTTCATCAATAAAATCTATAAAGGATTTACCTGTCGTAAATACATCATCTACTAACATTGGCTGATGTGTCGGATCACCTGTCGCATATTTTCTTAATGCATCTGCAAGAGGAATGCCACCTCTAGGAATACCCTCTACAGATCTAAATGGTTCTGTCTGATATGTCATAATGATAGAAGCAATACTATTCCAATCTTTCATATCAAACGCATCACACTCTAATTTAAATTTAAGAGTATTACCAGAGTGAGAAGTAAACTCACCATATTCAAATAATCTTGCTTCAGTTCTGTGTGTCATATTGACTCTCTGTTCCTTGAACTGTCCATGGCATATCTTCTGTATCTTCTTTAGGTAGATAGACTAAAACAGAAGCTTTGCATTGTTCATTCGGACATGAGAGATTAGTGACCATAGAATATTCTAACTCATCATCATTTGCGTCATGATCGCCGCCCCATATCAACTCTGTATTACAATGCCAACAATTCATATATTTTTCTGTATCTTTATTGCATTTATAGATTATGATTGGCTGCCCAGTTTTAGGGGGGCGGCCGAATCATTTCTATTATTATATCATACTATATAGTGCGTGTCAACTCATTTGTCAACCCATTGCGTTATAATATCCCTCACAAGAACAATGTGTCACACCACCTGATTCGTTTTGCACAACCAACTCTGCACCTGTAAACCAGATACACGCTTCATTATAAGACGCATACATCTCTGTAGGAATGTAACAAGTAAAGGGCATCTTCCAATCTTTATCATCACATATCTCATCAAACAACTTCTTGTTCTCAGCTTGTTGTAGAAACAAGTCAGACTTCAATGCCTCATCAAACTGTAATAGTTCTCCTATAGATGTTTCTTTTGTCATTAACAACTCCTCAATCTCTTTCCTAAATCATTATCATTGTAATCACCCTTACTCGCCCAATTGCGAAATGCAGAACATTCTGTGATGTTCTGCATACACTGGAGAGAAAGAGGACACGAATCACAAGGACAATTTTTCTTATTCTCTGGCCCTGTGTGCATCTCTGTAGTATTATAGACAGACTCCGAATCACTCGAATCTCTACCCATATAACATTCTGAATCCCAATCGGATATAATCATAATCGAATCACCTTATATCATTCCTAGCATAGTCAGTATATCAACTTGTCAAGAGTTTGTCAAGAGATATTTGATAATAATATGGCCGCATACACACCCACAATTATTAACCACATGACTATTGCTACTATTAAAAATCGAATCATATTCATACTTTACACCGATTCGTTCTCTCTGTCAAGTGAAAAAACCCCTTGACAAAAAAAAATTTTCGTGATAGAATACGACCTTTAATGCACAAAAGAAAACACCTAACTACCTTTTTTTATACCTTTTTTAATATTGTACGCAAATCCCATTTTATCCCACGATTTCCCATGAATCTACGCAAAGTTTCTTCTCTCTGTAGGAGTGATGTTATATCCGAATATATGGCCATCACTTATTTTCATTTCTTTAACTTGATCATAACATTTTTTATGAGAAAAATACTTGTTTTTGGTTTTATATCTTTTTATAACGTCTTTACTCACTACAATGAGTTTATTTCGTTCATAGTTCATATACACCATAAGAAAACGAGGATCATCTTCTAGAAAATGATCTTTTCTTCCTAGAAAATGAAGATGTTTATAGTATGAAGGCCAATCACCTTTCCATTGTGACCATCTTTCTACGTCTATATGAAGAAGTCTTTTATCATCATTCACAAGAGCGAGATCAATACCATACTTACCATCTGGTTTGATTTTCCATCTGCAATGAGGCCATTGTTTCATATGGAATTGTACTGATGAGCATGAATTGACATATCGTAGAATATAGGTTTGAAGATCACGATTGTTCTTTGTATGTTCAATAAAAGTTTCGCAATCTGAATCGTCATCATAATTGTTTTGTCGGTCTGAATAACTACCCCATTTATTTTTCATTTGTTTGGTCACTTGCATATTAATAGTTCGCCTCCCATGAGTCACATATACTTCTTAATGTCATACTTACATATCCTTCATAACAATCATCACTCTCTGCAAAGGTAGATATTTCATCAATTTGTTCTTGATTCAACTCTTCTACTTCTTCGACTCCATATTGTTCTCTGATATCTTCCCATACCCAATCATATGTAAGTGATTCTATTTGATCTTGTAGCTTATGCATTTTGTTCACTTTAAATGTCATACTTATTACCTCTTCTGATCTGTTATTACTGTCGTAAATGCACCGATAGCTGCACCCTCTTCACACTTACCAAATGCGACTTCACCTAATATACATCCAGCAGCTGTATTTCCTAGTAGTCTTTGACCCTCTTTGGTTACATAGTTTGTACTACACGCACCTAATAATAGTCCTATTAATATACAGTATTTCATCATGTTATTCTCCTTTCACTATAATGATAATTTTTTGTTGCACTTGTATCGAAATCAAACCCCCAATAGTCTATGTCCTGTTTATACCAATCAGCGACTATTTGTATGGTTTGTTCGTTATTATAATAATCTTGGTAATTTCTTGTATAGTCACCTACATTTTCTATGACAATATATGGTGTATTCAGATTCAGATAAGGACTCAATTCGTCATCAATAAATTCTAATCTTAATATATCACAGCGTACTATACCACTCTCGTCACAGACATAATCATATTGTGTACTCCAGCTTCTGATGGGATCAACAACTGAATGTATATCGACTTTCCATACATATCTGGTTTCTAGAAACTCTTCAAAAGTATTCCATTTTACTCCATGATCATTTGTATTTGAAGTAGGTATTCCCATGACATATCTTGATACCATTCTGGCCCAAGGATTACGAATCACTGCAAAAGATTGATATATGTATCGTATATCTCTAGGAACATCTCTCCATCTATAATGACCGAATGAGAGTGCGTTTGTCATTTCTTTGTGTACTGACGTTCCACCATTCTTGGGTATGTGTATGAAGAGTCTTTTTACTTTTTCCATAATCTCTTTTCTAGTTCATTATATCCACCAATATATTCGTCATCAATGAAGATCGCTGGTACTTGTTTGATGTTGGGGTAATTGTCTTTGAACTCTATCAGATGATTGATATCGTCTAGGAGTTTTTCTTCGTATTCGACTCCATAATAATCTAACATAGACTTGGCTCGGACGCAGAATTGACAAGGTGGTTTGCGTCTGGAGTACATCAATATTTTCATGTATCATCCTCTATCATATAATTTTTAAGATCCATGATCTTTTCGTGTTCAATCAATTCAAGTATTGTTTCTGTGATCTCTTTTTCTTTTCGTAGGAAGAAGAGTTTTTCTTCGATAATCTTGAGTTGACTCTCGTACTTCTCAATTTCTCGTTGTTTTTGTAACTTACTTTCTATTAGATCTGTGATAAAAATAATCTTTTTACTTTTGTTATTCGTCATCATACATTGCAATCCATACTAACCAAGCCAATATCCATGTTATACCCATAAAAATGATAAGATAAAAAATTATCATCATCTTATATCATACCAATGCACCCTATCATTAATATATACCACCACAGGTATCAATAAACATACCAACATACACCAATTTAGACCATCCCAAGGCACGAATAGATGATACCAAAAGTCAAAATGAAATGGGTGCATTGTTCCATAATCAGTTCCCTCGTAGTAATAATTCGTTGTCATAGTGTTTGTTCTCTCTCCATTCTTGTCCACCATACGGACTTATTGGTCGTTTATATAGAGGATTGAAGTCCTTGAGTTCTGGTTTTGTGTCTGTAGAAGATTGTGTTGTTGCATGAACACAACCCATTTCGACTACGTGCATTCTAGATTTGTAGGTATTTTTTGCATACTGTAACACACCAGAATGTAGATTGACCTCGTTTCCACGATAAAATGACTCGCATTGAGCCTGATTATCAAACGTCAAATTCCAACTGATTAAGAGTTCGGTGTCCTTTACAAACCCCTCATAACCCATGATTGCATAAAATATAATAGCCCATTTCATTTCTTTTTCGCTTCCTTTTTATCCCACTTTTCTTTATCTCTTCGTCTATCGAATGTCAGTTCTTGACGCATTTTTA